TTTAATTCCATTCCAAGATTCGGTGGCGGAGGAAAGATAGACTTATGCTTTTCTTTATATGCAGCAACAACTTCAGGAGTCCATAATAGATTGGCTAAGTCTCTAACAAGTTGTGACCTACTGGAAACATCTTCTCCAGGAACAGTAACGTACCTACTGTATGTCCTAGAGAGTTCTACTTCATCTTCATAGACAACAGTATCCTCACGAACCTGCATAGTCATATCGTGTAGGATTTCTACTGAGCCTGCTTCAATAATTTTAGTAAGCATTAGGTTGCCGTTATGTAAGAGAATTGCCCACGCCACGGACCAACAGTAGAATAATAAGGAATTGTTAATACTAGATCATGACCAGTAAGATTAGCAACAGACCTACCGATAAAGTAACAAGTAGTAGCACCTGGGGCAAGATGTGTTTTTACATCCAAAATATTAGCAGTAACAGTCCAGTAATCCAAAGTGCCGGTTGCGTATGTTCCAGCATTACCAAACGGCAGCCCACCTAACTGTAAGTAACCATCTACCCAATTAGCAGCAGATACTTGAACAGAATACTGAACAAATACAAGCTTACCAATCCTAACGTAATAACCTTCCTGCACAGCGTAAGTTGTACCGCCACCACCACCAGTAGAAAAAAGTGTTGGTGCCCATACTCCTTCTTCATAACAATCTAATAAACCAGCATTAGATGATCTAACCGGAAAGTATGCTCCTGTACGATGCTCTGTATAGTTGTTAAATGTAGTTACTCCATTTCTACTGAATATGACTATATTAGCCTGTCCTGCTCCTGCATCATTATAAGTAGTTAGATTTAATACTCCATTGTTAGGTTGATTAAATGCCCAGCTTCTAGCATCTACTGGACCATTAGTATCATATGAGTTAATTAATCCCTGATTACCCCTTGATTCAATAGTTCCACCGCGAATAGGCTGAGGAGTAGAAATAACTCCGGCAGCACCAATACCACCTCTTACATTCAATCCACCAGACCTATCAAGTGTTGCTTGATTAATATAACCAGACTCACCATCATTCTGAGTATAAAATATTAAACTCTGGCCCTGATTCATTATCCGCCAAACCCTTAAATTAACAGGCTGGGAAATATCCATTAAATATAAACTAGCATTAAGAGCATTAATATGTTGAGCTTGAGTGAATAGATTCTCTATGTCTAAGTAAGCAATATTAGGAGGTAAGGTTCCCGGTAACTGTCCGTCTAAAGGAAGAATTAACCAAGGTCCGCTACCATTTTGAGCAGCAGAAGTATCGTATTCATAGTAATGTGCTCCTTGATTATAGCGGATAAACATTACACGATACCTCTAGCTTTCCAGCTAATAGAGGCTGACCGCCTATTGCCAGATGAATCAAATACTAAGACTCGGAAGTTATCTTTATTTACTGCGTCACAAACAGAATAGAGTGGTTGAAGTGAGATTGCTGGCGTTGCAGTAACAGAATTGATTCCAATGAATACTTTGTTGTAGGTAACTAATGTTCCACCTACGTCGGCGGCATTAGCATTAATCGCACCAGAGTCCATCGTTAATGTAACAGACAATGAAACTGAGACATTCGTCATGAATGCTACAGACTTGTCATCAACATTAACAAAACGGAAAACTACTTGTACATACCGGAAACTAGCAGCAAGAATAGAATCACCAGTAACCGGAGCGGAGTAGGTAATACCATCGTCAGAGTAAGAAATATCTGTGAAAATATTAGTAGAACCATAGATTTGAAACTTAGAGAAGTCTACAACAATCTTAATGTTCTTTTGAATAGAACCAAAGTCCCAGACTTCTGTATAGGTTCCCTCACCATTAACAGAGGGCATGTAATAGAGAGGATAGCCTTTATCTACCTGGTCTTGAGGAGAGAGGAATCCATTAACTTCGTAATGCTCCTGCCACGTACCAATAACAATAGGACCAAGAACACCTACAGTATTATCAATAGTAGTCTTGATTGTCTTATCATAGACTCCATTATAAGTAGCAGGTAACTGTGCAATAAAAGCAAACTCAGATGGGTCATGTAGAGTGATAGTTTGGACTGCTGATTCTTGTCCAATATTACCAACGATATCTACTGCCCTTACTGAGTAAGAATAAGTTCCGCCAATCTGTTCCTGAATTAGTTTGAAGGTTCCGCTAATCGTTCCAATCTCAATACCATTCTTATAGACAATATAGTAATCAATTCTCCATAGGGAAGGAGGAGTAGTCCATCTCATTAAGACAGTAGAGACAACAGCTTCTAGGGTAAGATTAGGCGGACCAATTAAAGGAACACCTAAGATAGTCCTAGACTCCTCACCATACTTACCGTCTACGTTAGCTGCTCTTAATATGAACGTGTAAGTGCCGTATACCAAATTAAGATAAACAGGATCAACATTAGCAACGTCTGAAGCGGTAATGATAACCGGTTTAGCAGTCTCCCAAACTTCTCCCATCCGTATAGCATAGCGGAAGGCACCATCAAGAATGTCCCAATCAAGACGTAGATTATCTGGATAGGCAATACCAGTAAAATTAGCAGGACCAGGAAGAATCTTACCACCAGAGGAAGTCTGGTCATCGTCCTGTAAAGGTTTAGATGGAAAGATTTCTTCGTGGACTTTATAAAGATCGTCCACTAAAAGCTGTAACGCACGAAACAAGGTTGGATTAGCCTTGTCGTCAATGCGTATTAAGTTCTTTACAGCGTTCTCATTAGACATTTGAGTCAGCCGCTTTACTTCTTAAATACCACCTGCTACTTCTTGCTGTAGCACAGATAAGACATATCTTATACTTTCCGTTATAGCGAAAGTTACTAGCTATTTTAGGATGACCACACTTGAATACATCCCTCTTTACGGTATTGATTTCTTTCCAGCTAGTTATAATCTCTCTAATCTTTTCTTGCCTTCTATAACTCATTAAAGAGTAGATAGTCATCATCCACTCAATAGCAGGAGTTCCCATAATATTTACATAATACAGCCTCTTATGTCCCACCCTTTCAGGCGACCTGTTCTCACTATATTGTCTATTAAATAACCTTGCTACCTTTTTAACTGTATCTTCATCTGTCATATTTAATTGAATATTAGCACTGTTATCATTTAACTTAAACGAACCTTCCCCTTCTAAAATACCAGCCAGCCATGCTATCTGCACTGATGTAATCATTACTAAGTCCTCGGCGTTTCCATCCACAGAGGCTTCATGTCTACTGATAAATCGAACACCTTGAACTTATCACCTGCGTTCAAATTAGACATTAACTTCAGAGACATCTTAGCATCAGTGAAGTTTATCGGCTTCTGGTAATGGAGATTAGGAAGCGGAGATAGATTAAACTTGGGAGGATTGGTACTCTTAGTTTTGTTAATGTTATAGAGATAGATATTTAAGGCACCAACACCTTCCATTCTCGCTTCAATGAATGAGAAATGGTTGACGTTGTGACCTCTAGAACTCATTAAGTATGTTTCAAAGTAGGAAGTAATCCTAGTGTTGTCATCCAATACCAGGTCAGGGTCAGACTCGTAGATGTTTCCCTCGAAACCAGACTGCTTTAACTTAGTCTCAGCAAACTGGTTACTGTCTAATACAATAGTTGAAACGAACCAAGGAAATGCCCACAGACTCCAACGAACCAGAGCACCTACTAATTGTCCGTAACGATTAAAAGCATTATTATAGTCACCAGCAATAATATGAGTACATTCGACAGCATTATCAAGGGGAATGGCTGCATAGATAACCTTAGCTTCAGGATCATCTACTAACATTACCTTATCGAATTGCTTCTTATTAATACGATCCCAGAGATCAGTAATGTTTACCGTGAACGGTGGGTCTTGGAAACCACCACCTTCGTAGGTATAGATTCCTGACTTGTCTCCTTGAAAGAATCGCTTAACTGAAGTACCTCTAGAATCAAGAATCTTTGATACGGAAAAGACTTCTGCTCCGACTGCTTTATCAAGTGGATCGCAGCGCCATGTGTCGGGATCATTACCATTGTCAACAGTAACGTATGTTCTGTCTTGAGTCTGAATGAATAACGAAGTCTCATGGTCTACTACGTTCTTAATACCAGAGATTGCATCAGAGGGGTCTAAGTATAATTGACCACCAGTCTGATCAAAGATTTCTACAAAGAGTGGAGTAGAGAAGAATACGTAATGTTCAAACTCTGGAACTCCCCAGAGACACATACGATTATTATAGACAGTTAATCCTAGTCCACACGGAAGTGTATTTCTCGAATCGAACAGATAGTCAGCGCTATCAATGAGATCGTCATCGAAAAAATTAATATCATGAATAAAGGTGGTAGTATTATCACCCAGCCTACCGCCCGGACAAAAGAACATTTCATAGCCATACTGATTCCCGGTATATAATCCTGGAGGAATAGACTTGCTAATCAGTAATCTTCTTGCAATAGTTCCAGCTGGACCAACAGAGATATTGTCTACATTAAGTTTGAATCCACCGGGAGAATCAATAGTAGCAAATACTTCAGGACCAGGAGCAGTAATAAATCCTGAAGAAGTTTCATAGCACATTGCAATAATATAAGTTCCTAATCCTAAGTCTCCTGAATTAACAGACATTGAAGGAGTAAGAGTAAAACCAGCAGGAGGTGCACCACCAGCAGGTCTTAATGTTCCCGGTCCCGCTCCTTCATATACCTGAATATTATACCCAGGGATACCACTAATGCGATTATGAAAAGTAATATAAGCACGGTTGAGATAATTAACAGCACTGAAATCCACAAAGGCTGCGTTAGTGGTAAGCGGTGTAGCGTATAGAGAATCCCAAAGTTCACCACTAGTAGTAAGAATAAGATAACGAGACGTTTCATTTAATCTCTTATAAACAAAGAATCGTCGAATATTAGCTAAGTCGAAAATCTTACGGAAACCATCTCTAGTTCTTACTTCAATGGTTTCAAATTCGGTATTAAGTGAATCGAGAAAGTATCCTGGTGGAACGGCATCGTCCATCCCGTTTGCATAAAGACCCTTAAAGCCACCGAATGGTAGCTGTCCATGATCTCTAATACTCTGCGATTTAGCCATTGCCGCTCCACCAAGCTTTAACTACTTACACTAACTTGTCGCAGATGAAGTAAGCAGTAATCGTATCACTACTTAATCCAGCCGGAACTGCACCAGAGGCTACTTCTGCTCCACCAACAATCACTGAAATCTTTAACTTACCAGTGGCCGGTAAATACTGAGCAAAATAAGCACCACCGACCACATTACCCCAGAACGGCTGAGATTGAATACCAGGTAAAGGCATTCCTAATCCAGCACCATCAACCGTATTGGCTAACAAGTTGAAAGCAATACCACCAGTAGTATAGGTATCGGCTGCCGGAGTAACAGCTAATCGTCCGATGATATGAACTTTCTTACCATCGTCCCAAACCTTAGAAGTAGTGAGAGTCGCCTTAGCTTCAGCCATGATTACCTCGTGTAAGTTGTGTAACGGTTTAACTTGAACGGCCTACGACGGAATACTCTAGCCTGATTCTGCTTTACTTCCTTCTTTAACAGCTTGGCCAGTTTAACCATTGCCTGAGCCTCAAGGTCAATAGCTTTTACACGATTCTGGCCAATATGTTCAGCAGCTAAAGCAGCCGTATGGTAGGCCAAGTAGTTAAGAGCGTGGGTTAGTTCTACATTAGAATTGACACCGACAACCTGGGCAATTAATCTGTAGTATCTAACCCTAAGTGATTTATTCTGTGTGGAGCCATTGGTATTGATTGTATTCTCTCTCCAACTCCAAGCTGCCAACTCAGTGGCTGGCAATCCATTAGGCAGGAAATCCTTCTGCTTCATGAATCTGTAATAGTCGTCAGTTTCTCCTGAGTTCTTCTCAAAGACTTCAATAGGAACAATGAAATCGTTGGGTAATACAGGAGACTTCTGACCAATAGGAAGAATTAGGTCTACTGATATCTCTTTAGGAACAGTAGCCCCATTATCTACTAGCTCATCTGACAAATCGTCGTTAGCAATCTGAAGATATGGCAATAAGACTGTATCAGTATACAAATCTTTAGCAACATCGTTCAAAACTGCTCTAGCACGATCCATTACTTCTGTAGCTAGTAGTGCCATTGTAATCCTACTTAGTTGCTGGAGCTAATTGTTTAGCATCCGGAGGAATTAAACCAAACTCCATAGCTTTCTGACGATTAATGATGGCTTTGCAGTTAACACAGATGGCAGCACGAGCATCAATCTGTGAAAAGCAAGCAGGACAATCCATCATTCCTTCGTTAGTGTTGTATTCAGCCAGCCATTCAGCTTTATAACCAAGATAATTAGCTGCATAACGCTGATGCTGAGAGATTAGACCCAGTTTGTGATACTGGTTCCAGTCATCATCAGCTTTCTTACAGAGATTTTCAAACCATCGCAGTTGCTTGGCCTGTAAAGCCATCAACTCCTGCTTATGGTTAGCAAGAATCTGCTCACGAGTAAGCTTTCCTTCAAACCACATCATTCCTGGGCCAGCATTATCGTCAGCTTCAATAACAGTGTTAACAAAATCATCAACTAATGACTTAGCAATGTGATGTGCAGCTACAGGAATAATAATTGAGTGTTCAGTGGCCGGCATTCTCTGTGTATAGGATGATTCTTCTACATACAAAAGAACAAAATCATCCTTAGGTGCAGCAGGAATACGGAAATATCCCCTAGCAATGGGTTTAATTTCAAAAGTCTCGAACGGACAAATGCTAAGAACGGTTGCTGATGGCATTGACTTTTCCCTTTGGAATTAACGTGGAGACTTTGAACGTAGGTAACTCATTGACTGGATCAGGCTTGTCAAGTTCACCATAAACTACATCTGCTTCTTCAGCCTGTTTCTTTTCTTCAACTTGTCTATGATCTTCTTCTGTTAAGAACTTCTTCTCAGCCTTCTCTAAGTGTCCAATACAGAACTCAATTGCTTTCCAGTTTAGTGGCAGGACGTTATCATCCTTATCCAGAAACGGAAGAATCGGTTCATAGGTAAACTTATCGTGCAAAGTATCCTGTCGATTGGTATTAGGCTCAACTCTTTCGAGGAGCCAGCAATCTTTCATATACCAATACTTCTTAATCTCTACCAGTCCCTCTTTCTTACCTAACCAAATACCAGTATCTTGAGTAATAATATCGTAGGAACCATATCGTTTCTCAGTCTGAAACTCTGAGCGGACAATACGATACTTCTGTTTCCCGGTAATAGGTTCATTACCGTGGAGCCTTGCTAATCTTTCGTTAATTTCTTGCTCTAGTGAGTACATAAATCCTCAGTGAGTGGGGGAGACTGATTCAAGACTGGATAGGCCCAATCAGTTCCCCCTTCACCTTTTTCTCTCTGCCGTTCCCCCTACAGAGAGATACAGCTATTAATAACCCGTTGGAACCTGGAGGTTATCAATATAAGCCTGAGCCGGCGGGCAATCACAGAACAGATTCCATGAAGCCACAATGTAGAAAATCTGGCTCGTTGCCACTCCACCTGAAGGTCCGCGCATCTCGAAAATCTTACGGCCTTCAACAGTGTAGTAATCAATAGGAGTCAATTCAGCGCGACCCCAATGATCGTTCGTCAGGAAATCGATACGAGTCTTATTCCAGACGAAGTTGGGCTTAATAGGTGCCCCAGCTAAACGCATGTTTTCGCTGAAGAACAAGTTAAGACCCTGTTCGCTTGCTTCCTTATTGATAACGGAAACAAGCTGGCCTAATGCTTCATAAGCCTGCACCTGACAAGGATGCATCCAAGCAGTAAGCGGAGTCTTGTTATCCATTCCCAATCGATCGCCAATCGCATTAATAGCACGACGGGCAAACGCAGGAGCAAGAGCGGCACTAGCAGCATTAACACGATTGGCCTGAACTTCTGGCGTGGTAGCACGAGGCAAACCAAGCCATGAACCAACAGTGCTATTCTGCACGTGATATGGAACACCAAATAATCCAACAGGAGTAGCACCAGCTAAACCTTCAGGAACAACAACGTCACCAGCAGTTAAGCCAGCAACTGTTGCATCGAGAACGATCTTCTTGTTAACCAAGTCATACGCAATGATCTTGGCAGGAGTAGCGTTACGAGGTGCTGCTAATGCAGAATCGTAAACGGTAATCCGCTGACCCTTACGCATTAACTTAACACCATAACCATCAGTCGTGAAGGTCAGGGTGTCATTGGTTAACGTGGTGGTGGCAAAGGAAGTAATAGTACCGATAACACCAGTACCATTAGTCATGCACTGAGCTTCTGTCTGACGACGGAACTCAGGCATTGCCTTAGCCATAAGCTCCTTAAAGAGATTGATGACTGACTTGCGGGAGTCATCAGTTCCCCACTGAGCTTTAGTGTTCCACTGAATGGCGTGCTTGAAGTTCACGGTATTGATAACAGCCTTGTCGTAAGTCTGGCCGTCACCAATCCCTAAATCTCCGCCATCGGGATTGTAGTAACCGAAGTATCCACCCGGACCAATAGCCAGAGGAATACGCATATCTCGTTCAGAGATAACTTCCGTATCCTTCTTTTCTACGGTCGAGAAGAACTTCGCTGATTCCAACTCGTAAAGCATGGAGAGCTTCTTACGAACCTTCTCCATTTCAACGGAAAGTAATTGAGTCCCACCAACAGCCATTGTCGTATCCCCTATTTGATGTACTTAGGACGCCCATTTAGGATGTCCATATCTGTGGTTTTAGAACGATCTACCCTGCTAAAATCAATTTTTTCTTCACTTTTGTTGCCACCCAGACCAGCAGGAACTAATCTGCGTGACTCAGACTTTGACTGTGGGTTGACTTTAATTCCAGCTTCACGTAAGACTTTGTTGCGAATTGCTGGTAAGGCTTGTCTTGCACGTTGTAGGTAAGCCTTAACAATCCTTGTTTTCCAATCCGAGGAGTATTTAGAAGATTTGGCCTGATCGAATAAGCTATTAATCCCACCTAAATAGCGTCGATCGGAAGCTAATACTTCATCAACTCCTAAAAAGATATCTCGAATGATGTTCCGCTTCTGGTAATCATCGAGTCTAATTCCATCGAGTTCCTTGGTAATGGACAGTTTCATGGAGTGGTTAACTACTTCAGTAACACCGCCCCGGAACTCTTGAGCTTTAGTACCCTCGTACTGCTCCTTCTCTTTCTCCCAATCTTCCTGCTCCTTAGTCTTAGCCTTAGAAGGCTTTCGTTCTTCTAAAGGAGCATTAACATCTTGGGTATCAAACCAATAGTTATGTGCATGAATAGCAACTGCCGCCAGATTCTTGTTACCAGTTCTGACAGCATCAGAATACATAGACATAATAGCACGCTTCATCGGCTTAAGTAAAACTTCACCGTAAAGCTGTGGATTAATCTTGCCAATAGAATCTAATAGTGTATGAGAGAAATCTTCAAAAGCTTCCTCATTGGTGTTCTTAATAGCCTTGAGGAAGTTGCCGGTTTTCTCTACATCACCTGATGCAATATCACTATACATTGCTGCTAAGTAATTAGTATTCCTGGCAGCAGTTTTTGCTTCTTCAATAGTAGGAAACACTTCACTGAACTGTTTATCCCGTTCTAATGCTTCACGTAATCCGGGAACCTTCTTGAACAGTTGGGGAGCAGCCTTCTTAACAGCCTTAGTTAAGTCAGCATCTAATGACTCATCATCTTCCGAGTCATCTGATTCCTCATCTTCATCATCTTCTTCTAGTCCGTCATCCCCAGACCCATCAGATTCTTCATCATCGGAAACGCCTTCTTCTTCATCTTCATCTTCTTCAGTGGTTTCTTCATCCCCTTCTTCTTCGACTTCTTCTTCAGGGGGAAGTTGTAGCTTTCCGTTTCCTCTTCCTTTTTGCTGAATCTTCGCGGGAATGGCATCATCGTCTCCGTTTAGAATATCACGGTCAGTAGGTTCATTAGACGAATCAGGAGGAGTCGAACCAATACCTAATCCATCTTCTGGAGAATAAAGCAACTTAAACATTAGCCACCTTTACCTGTTGAGAGAGTGTCTGGAGGTATACCTGCCGGTGTTTCATTGGGAACTTCAGTAGACATTTGCTCCATCATCTGATGGGCTTTCCAATGTAACACAACATTCTGATACCCTGCTGGGTTCTCAGTCTTAGCCTTCTGGCCCTTGGAGCTATTGAGCCAAACTTTTAATACTTCCTTTTCTACTGCATGGTCATCAAACTCCTCGGGTGCAATAGAAGATTCAAACCCTAATGGAGAGTTTTGTGAAGGTTGTGGTTGCTGTTGTAACAGTAGAGAAATCTCTCGATACTGTTTGGTTCGATCATTAATGCCTGGGATGTAGAGTTCAGGAATTGCTAAGGCTCTCTTTACCAACTCGTTATTTTGCGGGTGGGCAAGAACAGCCATTAACATCTCATCCTTCGACTGGACAAGCTGCATTAATGTATCTTTAATCTGGCCGGAGGAGATTGGTAAGAGTTCAGAGAACTCAGGTTCACAGGAACCAACCTCTCCTAACTTGAGAGACATGTGGTCAATAGTAGTTGACTGATAACCACCTGCTCCCTTCTCAGTTAACTTCTCATCATACTGTAGAACGTCAGCATATTCCTTGGTGGCTTTACCAATTATCTCTGCCCAAAGATTAGCAGCAATAGCAGAAATAGTACCAAGCCTTTGTAAAGCCTGGTTCTGCGACTTTGTGTATTCGGTCGCAGTTGAGGTGCCTGGAACACTTCCACCATATACAGTCGGGAAATCTCCAGTAACAAACTCAGCAAGATTCTTATACTTAGCAGTAAGTCCCATAACTTCAGGACTAAGCTGCGCTGTTCTAGTCTCGAAGAAATTGTCCCCGATATTCTTGCCGGGTTCCTTGAAGGCTTGAGTGATATTACCTGGCTTCGCTTGGTTATTTGCATACTTATTGAAGTCAATAGCATCTGAAGCAATAAACAGCTCAGAGATACCATGCTCCATTGTCTGCAATTCAAGTTCGTCAATCTCCGCATTAATGTCTTGAATCATTGCTAGGTTAGTTCCCAGTGGCTCTCCATGAATAGAGGCACTACGTGGGTCTAATCCCATAGACCAATGATCATCCATATCTTCCCCGTTAATTTCAACGGGTTCATTATTGATATAGATTACATAACATCCAGCCGGGTATTTCTTCTGAATAGCATCTACTTCTTCTCTGAGATTAGGATCCCTTCCGCCTACTAACAATTCAAACTGCCAGGGTCTATACCAGACACATCTAACTACGGCAGTATTTTGTGGCTGGTTATTAAGGTAGACAGAAGGATATCTAACAGAAGAATCAGTAGAAGTATCAGCAGTAGATGACTCAATCTTTTCAATTAAAGGTTCTTCTCCGGCTGGTCCAGGTATACAGAAGATACTGCGCAGGGAAGCAATAGACTGATCAAACTTAAGGATAAGAAAACCGCAATGCTCTTGGGTTCTAGCTGAGTAAGGAACCTTAACATTTAAGACTCCAAAGGGATCAATTACGACCCTGGCTTTTTCCTTGTTAACTTGAATAGGAACAGAGACTTGGATAGTTTGCGGAGTTACTTCTGTGTTAATCTGCTGCTGGCAGGAGATACATTGAGTAGGGATAGAATCCTGAGATTCCAGTTCCCCAAAGTCATAACCACAAATAGGACAAGTGTGGTCGTATGAAGTCTGTTCCTGTAAAGAAGTTTCTTCTGTCTGATAGTATCCGAACTTCTTATCAGTCTTAGAATAGGTATAGACAAAAGGTGTTCCTTGATTGAAGAAGATAGAAAGAATCTTAATATAGAGAAGTTTGGATTTGTTATGCTTCTGAACGAGCTTAGCTAGGGAACTGAAGTTCTCAGCCTTATCAATATCATCTGCATTATCTGCATCAGCAGGAAAGAATAGAACACTAGGAACCCCTACGGTAAGTGCGGCGATGATACTCTCTCCATGAGGACGATAAATATTAATAATACGTGGAGGAATACCCTCAGCTTCTTTGTCATCCCAATCAGGAATAGCCCAATCGTTAGTGAGATTATCCCAGAATAAGGTTACGATGTTGTTGAAATAGAGTTCTAATCTCTTTGCTTTTCTAACCCAGGCATAGTGGACAGCTTCATCTTCTCGTTCACATAAAGATAATAGAGTAGAAAGTAGCGTTTTCCATTCCTCAGGAACAGCAGTAGCTTGCTTGGGCTTATCAGTAGACAAAGCATCATCTAGTACCTGCATATCTGTCTGCTCAATTGGCGAAGCGCCTGGCACTACAGTATCAGGATTAGATGGTTTGTTGACTGTTCCAGAAATAGGGATCATTCTACTTCAACTTTCTCGTAGTCTTGTTCTTCCTGAGTAACAGGATAAGGTTTATGCTTAGCCTGGTTGATAGCAACTCGTTCTCTCATGCGAGTATGAATTGACTTATACCCACGATTAGATTTGAACTCTACTTCGTTTCTAATACGCTCGGGTGCATCCTGCTTACTAAGTGCATGGAGCCTATTAATCTCATCTTGTAAATATACAATGAACTCATCTTTACTTCTAATGGTACCTTCTAAAGCCTCTACGACGGAAAGTTGTTGAGTTTTGTTCTTTGTCTCGTTTACTTTCGAGGTGTTCCATTTTCCTGTAAAAAGATGTCTGGTTGCCGTTAGCCAGTTCTGTAATAGCAGCTTGAGACTTTTCATTATGTTCCATTTCCTTAGCATGTGTTACTTGATGTTCCTTTACTCCGCCTAATAGAATCCTAATACAATCATAAGGATCGTCACCATCGAACTCTTTAACATCCTCTTTCTTCTTACCATCCTCTGGTGTTTCTTCATATACACAAGCTGGGATAGTTTCTACTAATAGAGGACAAGTATTAAATATCTGGAGCTTGGGGAGATTAGTTTCTTCCTTCTCCGTTTCAAACATCTTAACGTATTCTATATATGACTGCTTACCGTATAGTCTGTAAATCTTATCGGCGTACTCTTTGTCGAAGTCCCCACCGTATATCTTAGCTGGATTCTCTTTTGGGGACCACCTTAAGAACTCGTGTAAGTTTAGCTTGCCATTTAACCTGTTCTTTTCTCCCAGGTTAATCTGACATTTGAACTCTGCTTTTCTTAGAGCCTTAGTTAACTGCTCGTATATGGTGCTTGGTTCTCCTCTATTCTGGTCTGCTGAGTGACAGATTAGAACCTTAAGTAATGATTCTCTTTCCTCTGGTGTAGTTAAGTTAATAAGGTCTGTAAGATAATCGACAACCTTCTTCTCTTTGAAAGCGTATTCACGGTATACGAATAACCGTCCAGTGGGAGATAAAGCTGACCAGTAGATGACAGTATATGCAGCGTATCCCCAATCAATACCGATGAACCTAGGCCACCAAGATGGTATAGAAAACGGATCAATAACATGTCTTGCGTTGTCTGGTTCATCACTTAGTGCTTCTAATCTAAACTCTTTGAACACTTGTCCTTCGTAAGTATCCCAGTCACCGTAGAGCTTGGCTTTCTTCTCAGCTTCACTCAGGGACATTAATTGCTGGATGTATTCAGGATTATTTGCTAAGAGAGTTGGATTATCCTGAATCCTGGCCGGTATGAACATTCTCTTTAGGCCAGTCTTACTATCTACTAATAACTTGTACCCATCCTTATGTGGTTTAACGAATCTGTTCTTGAAATAAGAGTGACCAACGTTTCCTGGGTTAGTTCCACTCCTTGCGATTGCAGGTAAGTCAGCGCATCTACTACGCAACCTGGACATAACAAGGTATGAATATTGGAACTCTGTAAAGTGGGTTGCCTCGTCGTATGAGATAAGATTGTATTGGTCGGAGTCGAACTTTCTAATGTCGTCCTCTTTGTCCGCTCCACCAAAGTATTGAACTGCTCCGCTTGGAAACGTCCACTTCTTTTTTGTTTCATTGAACACTCCACCTAGACTTGGATAGATTTCTTTACTTCGACTTATCAACTCAGTTTCGAGTTGCTTAAGGTTACGCCTTAAGATGATACCTTTGTAAAGAGGATGCTCATGGAACTGATAAATAAGTGGCATCCATACTGCAACTTCTGTCTTACCTGCTCCAGCCGCTCCACCGTATAATGCTTCCTTAACAGTCCAGGGTATTGCTAAGAAGTCACTTTGCTTCTTAGTAGGAGAAAACTCCTTCTCAACAACACTCTGGACTTGTGTTAATTGCATGTTCTTAGACTGGTTCTAAATGCCACTGGACGTTTAACTTACCAACCCAACCATCAGTCCCTTTTAGTAAGACAGAGATAGTCTTGTCTGCCTGCGAGGGAATGTAAAGGTTAAGAACGCCAGTAGGATCAGGAATGTCAGCATTCCACTTTACTTTATCACCAACCATTACTGTTAACTCAGACTTGATTGGTTTAGCTAAAGCAGTAGCACCCTCTTGTGGCCGGAAGGAGTACTGAATAGAATCAAGAACCCAAACTCTATCTCCTGATTCTTCAGCTTCCTGACCAATACCAACATCCTGTCCTACTGAAGCAGTAGCAAAGTCAGTATTAACTGCTCGATGGGAAATTACAGTTGTCTCACCAACCAGTTTAACTAACATTACATACCTCGATACTTAGCCAGCAGGGACCAGTATTCGTTAGCAGCAGGAATATCTGATTCGTTGTTGTTGTGAGCCTTGAGAATCTCACCAATCTTCTTAAGAACTTCTGCCTTAGCAGCAGCCTTTAACTTTTCTTCATCAGAAGGAACGTGAGGAACTGCTACAGGAAAAGGAGTGTCGAAATCAGTAGGAAGATGGGCAGCTACTCCTACGATTGGACGAAGAATCCTTTCCTGTTCTAATGCTTCGCGGGGAGTCTTAGCTGTTCCAACTGCATGGGCTTTATCAGCCTTAACAGGTTCAGCCTTGACAGGTTCCTTGACAACTTCCTTTTGTTCGTAAGCCATTGTTCTAAGCTCCTTGAGAGTCAACGAATTGTTTTAACTGAACGGTGTGCTCAGTCAGGTTAGCCAGGAAGCGCTCCTCGTTGTAGTACTCAATATAAGTAATCTCTCTATCCATAACAAATCTTCCGGGGATATACTTGAACCTAGCAATGATTTGCCTTTGGTGGCCTGCTTCATCATCCCCAGGTTTATTAGGGATTTCAATATCCTTAACGAGTGTAACTTCCCAGTCACCAATAATCATAATTACCTACGATACGTTCCAGAAACTGAAATGGTATCGAGGAAGATGGAACTGGAAGAAGCTTCTCTAAAGAGATTCCCATTCACAAAGATTTGCACAGTCATGAATGGACTAAAGGTAGCTCCTGAGAACCCGGTTGGTGTAGCTTCTAATGATAGGAAGATTGAGTCCTTAATAGAATCAATAGCAATCTGGAAGGGTAGAGTAGTGTTGATTTGTAACAGGCCATCTAAGGTATTAGAGTAACGAACCTTAGCGCCAGTTGCATTACCAATTACTCTAAACTCGATTGTATCGTGAAGAATCTTTACAGTACCTTGATTCTGATTGTCTGTATTACTTGGAGCAGAAGGAACGTAGACTTTGGTGCAGCTAGAGAATGCACATCCTGAGACTGAAATTGCTAGAGCGATTAGAAGCGAAACTGACTTTGACATTAATCACCCTTGTTTTTGTACGTGTTATCCGCTCTTACTATACGTTAATCGTTTGGTAGGACTCTTCTTTTTTCATTTGTGGCACGTTGATAATGATAGCGGTTCTGTTCTTACCGCCGCCATCTTGTGATCCAGTAACTTGACTGAGAATCTTAGACATGTCAGTGGCAATCTTAGAGGCTTCAGTAGCGTCTGTTCCTGCTAAGTTAATGCCAACGTGACCAATAGCTGCTGCAAGATTAGTCAGCAGGGAATCTTTAATCTGATCCATTCGAGCCTTTTCATCTTTCTGAAGGCCCTGTTTGTTCTGTTCAATATCATCTCTTAATTTGGTATCAACTCCAAGATTAAGAGTAGTCACTCCGCGGCTGGCTGTAGAAACTGTCTGCTTGGATACTCCGGCCATTTCTGCCACATCTTCACATGACATTAATTCAGCCATCGTTCCTAGAATAACTCTGTCCTCATGAGTTAATCTTTCAACTCCAATATCAGATCGTTCCTTTTTTGTTTTAGTAACAATAGATACTTCTGTCTTATGTAGACGAGCATCTAATTGTTCTTTAGTGATATACATTATCTACACCCTTCCCGCACTTACGAACCATACCATATCATGCTCAATATGTCAATAGGTTTCTCCCTGTGATTTTCACGTCCTATTGGACATCTTAGGGACATTCTCCAATTTTGTTTGTATATAAATATCTCAACACCTCCTTGTTTTATGGGACCCATGTATCTTTTATTTTTGAAATTTTTATTTTTAATTTTGTATTTAGAGAAGTAACAATCGGTATCTACGTTTCCCGTTTTCGGGCCGAATGGAACCATACTGTACTGGGGTATAGTAGGGGGGGCTTCGGTTTGTATTGTCCAGCCCGCGTGCTATAATTCTCTTGGTCGTGGGAAGTCTAACCAAGGCGAAGCCAAGACCTAGGGTGAATCGGTTAACAGCCACCCCGAAGCCGGGACAAAAGACCCGGCGTCGCGTCCTACACGTTACTTACGTGCGGAGTCATTCAAGACCTTACGGGATAGATACGTCCATCCTAGTTCGGGTAGATTCTGACCGCCTAAGGCGAGGTACAAAAAATCCAGTAGGCGACTAGTCCAAGCGTAGTAAGCGGACAAACTTTGTCGGCGTCTCCGGTTATCCCTAGGGATAGCGGGCTATTGCTTGGCGTCTCAGACGCCCGGTAATGAGTCACCCGCGAAAGTCTAGCGGAAGTAATCCGAGATAATGAATACGTAAAAACCTCCTAGCGTGAGTAGAGTAGCATCTACCGTGCTAGCAAAGGTTAGATACCCTGTCTCTAATAGGTCCGGCAGATTTGGACAACCAAATGAAGCCGACTGATGTAATAGAGATTTGGCGGAGAGAGAATAACGGCAGCCTAATAGAGGTTGCCGGTTCGCGTGATTGGAAATACCTCCTGCAATGGGCGGACATTACAGCTAAACACTGGATTATCCGTTCTGGCATCGCACTTCCTGATTACACCTATCTGGTAATCACGGACAATCCTTACTAACAATCAATCCAGCCGGACGTATTAGGGACAGGGTATCTAGTCTGAGGTATGGCAAGGTTCTGTCAAGCTTATGAGTCCCATTCTTTACAAGAGAGTAGGACAAAATGAGCGAACAGAATCAGACAGTCATTGATACGCCGGTAGTCGAGACTGAAGAATATCCCGTTTATGATTGCATGGTGCCGCGTCGCGGTAAAGGTGCAAAGGGATTTGTTGCAGTCCAGACTTTTGGCAAACCTATCAAAATGGATGAAAATGGCGTCCCGACCGATTGGGATTACAGCCACCTTCGTGGGTTAACTGACCGTAAGTGTTTCGATATCACTTCACGGTTTAGTGGCAAGATTGATGCATCAGAGGCTCACTTTCGTGGCTTCGATATGATGCTCAAGAGTGCTAATATGCAAGCCAATTCCAAGGCTGGCATGTTGCTGGATTACATTATCGAGCATGGTCTTTCACAAGACTTGCAAGATGCTGAGAATCTGGCGAATATCTGGAAGCAGACAATTGCTTTCATGACTAAGTCAGGTATGCCGGAACCGTCATTGGAAGATTTGCATTCTTCCCGTGAGGTTGCAATTACCAGACTTAAGAGTGCTGGATTGTGGAAAACCACATTTGTTAAGCACTTGGAACCGTCTCTGGTTAAGGATGAGACGGACGTTACTAATCAGGAGAGTCCCAATGTGGATGCTCCTGAAATCCCCGTTACCCCCGCACAGTAGTTAACCGGGACTCATAAGTTTAATAGAGCCTTGCCATACTTCGTGAGGTTGTTTGTTGGCTCTATAGGTGGGCTAGTCATTTGAGAGGTTAATCAAATGGCATACGAAGCTTACGAAGAAGTCGAAACGGTTGAGCATATCAATCCGTCAACCTTTACTGACCCTAAGGCAATCACTTACGATATGGTTGCACTTACCCTTCACAATGCATTGCTTGCATTGAATGAAGTCAGTAACGTCACCCTTCCTAATGGTCTCAAATTGGATGACATTGAACCAATCATTGAGATTAGGAAGTCTCTGCGTCGTTCAATTGGTAACAAAGCTGACCATTGCAATCGCATGGCTCAGATGTATGAGCGCACCAAGTTCTAACAGTAAGTAAACCCGACTAGCCCACGTATTGAGCTAACAAACAAATTGATATTCTCCTTTAGACAATCAAAGGAGTGTGACAATGAAGCGATAACTGTAAAGCCTAACTCAATGAAACGACTAGTAGCAAAGTAATTGAGAGGCTATAAGTTATAACTACTACCCGCCACGAATCTTTTGGGGTTCTATAGTGGATACGGGAATAAGAATCCCAGATTATCTAAAAGAGAATATCAATTGCTTTAGTGGCTTAATCAAAGTAGATTAGGAAACACCGGGATAAGTATGCACAAAGTATGCACAAAGTATGTCCTAAGTATGGACATAGTATGGTGCGATACTGGGTCTTGACTTTGCAGAAAACCTCAATGTTTACGGGCCTTTTCGCTTACCCCTCCCCCTATACCGTCATTTCATACCCTATGATATGGCGGGTTTATGACATGTCAGATTTATGACAGGTGGGGGGTGGTTCTTGGGGTGTCAATATTTTGTATATATATATTCAATAATATATATACTAAAATCCAAACCCTTGGATGTCCTCAAAAGTGGACACTTGAC